CGGCTTCCGGACTCCGGGGTCCGGACTGGACTCCACGCGGGGTCCGGCGGCCACCGGGGGTGTCCAGCTTCAAGGGTTTGATTTTGCGGTGTTTCAGGCGGGTTCAGGCAGAGCTGGCTTCCGGGTGGCTTCCCAAAAATCCGGCCCTGTCGCTAGCGATGTGCCGCGCTTCGCCCGCCAGCATACGAATATCACCAGGAAGGAACCAGAAATCAGTGGGTTAGCGGGTTGGACCCCATGCTGGACCCCGGAAGCCAGCGGCGCGGACGACTGTCTCCGCGCTCCTCTCCCAAGTATACTGCAATAAATAAGGATCCCGGGCCGATTCGTCTCAGCTTTCGATGTCTCGGCGAAAATTGTCTCTATGGACCTGAAAGGCTTGACACACGATTTCCTAGGACCGCAGCTTCCTTGCGATGCAGCGTCCTCAGCAATACACACAGACTCAATGGCCCTTAGTCCCGCAGTGGTGAAGTGCGCATCCGACCGACCCCTCAGCCGAAAAATGAATGTGAGACAAGCCAAGCATGATTGTCCGGACATCCTTTCGTTGCACCACTTGCGGCCAGAACCATACGGTTCGTATCGGCCTCGGTCATGAAACCTACCAAACACACACGTTTCTTTGCCTAGGCTGCGGAGAAGAATTGACCGTTGGTTTGCGGGTCCTCCGGCCCGAAGGCAGCCCGATCCCTCAATTCAACGGCGAGCCAGTCGAGAATGTAGAGCTGTCGGACGAGGAAGCTGGCGCGCCCATCGTAAATGTCGATGCAAATTTTCTTATTCCGTTGGAAGAAAGACATAAGGACGTTTCGTTTCCTCGAATCACACAAATGCACGAAATGATGAAGGTCGCTGAGAAGCATGGCTCGCTTGTTTCATTTAAGGATTTTCCCAAGAACTGGCAAAATTCTCGCCCCTATCGATCAGCAGATTTCGCTGCAGAATGGAAACTGCTTAAAAAAGCCTGGAACCTTCACCGCAACGGCCACGCAAAGCTCAGCGAAAGAAAAATTGCAGAAGGATCCGCAGAATTTTACGCCAACGATCCGTTGAAAAACATCGAGGATTGGCTCTGGCGTTTCTGTTTATTCTTCAGCCAACCAGCATTTGAGGTTCCTTTTCGTGATGCATTCAAGATTGTGCAGGACAATCGCGAGAAGCCAGAATTCAAGGCATTCCTCAAGGAATATGTAGATAATCTAGCTCCAAAGCGGGCCGAGATGTATCTCGCGATAATCCGAGAGTTCTTCTTGGCCTATGATGACTTCGCGCAGGTGATCTTTCGTATCAAGAGTGGCTTGGAGGTTGATGACGGCGCTGGTGTGAACTCGGCCCAGTTCGACAATACGAAAATGTTCTATGGCAACGCGTTTGAGACTTTCTCGTCGCTCGTCGATATCCTCGCCTACTTGAACAACGTCGCTTCTGGGCGCTCCTTTGATCAGTTCTTGACCTTAACCAGAAAGAAGTATCTCGAACTAGACAAGTCCGGGAGGTACGGTCCATTTGATGGGTTGCCCGCTTTTGCGAACCTTTGCGCTGAGCGTGATAATCAGTTACGGAATGCATCCCATCATTCTTCAATCAGATTGGTCACGCCTGAAAACAAGATTATTTTTCGATCAGGGAAAGGCGGAACTGGGCCGGAGCAAGAGATGGGCTATGCCTCTTATTTGGCGAAGTGCTCGATTCTGTTCCTTCAGATCATCAACCTTCTCCGCTTCGAGATCATGCTCATGGAAGTGCACGGCAAGCCCTTTCCTGCCTAAGTGGCCGCCAATGACCTACAGGGGCCGCCAGAGTTCGAAGCTGCGTTCCCATGCTTAATCTGCACCGCGAACGACGAACTCCATTGACCGCTTCCGTGGCGGCCGTTTTCCGTTCAGCCGCCAAACAATCACAGCGATGCCGTACTGCCATCGGCGGTTGGCCGTTGCCCTGCTGATGCCGAGTTCCCAACAGATCGGCTTCCACGGTTTCCGGTTGGCCCGCAGCCATAGGAGCCGGGCATCGTCGGGATCCAGCCAGCGTAGCCAAAGCAGTGTCTCCTCGGCTTCCGTGATCTGGCGCGGGCTGGGCCTTGGCCGCCGCATCCGAGGCTCCTGACCGACCTGATCGGCAAAGCTGTGGAAGTACTCGGGCCAAGCGTTGAAGTAGCCCTGCGGCTTCACCTCGGGGAGCGACCGGAACACGTCGGCGGCGCTCTCGAGGCGATCCTCGACCATGGCGGGCGTCCAGTCAGCCATTTGCGACCTCACGTTCGGCCAAGCGCGGCCCGTAGAGCTTTTCGCCAAGCTGACGCACCAGTTCACGCTCGGGCCAAGTGAGGCGCGGATCGTCGGCAGAAATTGCTAGCAGTCCCTGTTCCTGCCATCCCTCCCGTTTGACCTGCTCGGGATCCCGGCGTTGGCCGCCGTAGCCCCTCGGATGCCACCTCATGCGACACCCCCGTTCGTCTCGATGGCCCAGTGCAGGATGGCGATGGCATCGGCCTCGTTGTCATCAGCCGGACTGAAGCCCCGGGCCCGCGCCGCTGAGACCATCGCTTCCTTGTCGGCGTTTCCCTTCCCGGTAGCATGACGCTTGATGGTGCCGACCGGAACGCCCTGATAGGGAATGCCACGCAGTTCGGCCCATGCCGTGAGGGTGGCCATCAGCCCGCCATAGACATGGGCCGCGTCGGTACCGACATGGCGGCGGACTTCCTCGAACCAGATCGCGGCGATTGGCCCGGACAGTCGGTCGATCTCGGTAAGCCAGTTGGTAAAGCGGAGGTACCGCATGCCGCCGCCATCGAAGCGGCCGGGGCGAAAGGACGTCGTGCCGCTCGTGATCAGGCCGTCATGACCGCGGATCGCCCAGCCTGTCGTCGTCCCGAGGTCGAGGGCAAGGATGCAGGACGCGGAAAGGCACCCCGGTTCGAGGTGCAGGTCGGCTGTCTCGGTGGTCGGCGTCATGTTGAAGGCTCACCTGGATCGGGGGCCTTCGGCTTTGGTCATTGGCAGGGAATCATGCCATGCGCGCCCTTTCAAGAAAAATGCGCCTGACGATGCTTCTGTCCCACCTGGTCGCGGGGTGTCCCACTTGTCGATCAAAGTGGGACGCCAGATTTTCCTTTCAAAACAAGGCGTGTCCCACCTGTCCCACTTGTCCCACCTTTTTCCCTACGTCGCATGAGGAAAAATGAGGTCGGCCGGGACATGTACGCTCCATATAAGAAAGAGAGAAGTTGGTGGTCCAAGTGGGACAGGTGGGACAGCATTGATTTTGAATAGTTTTTTCCGTCCCACCTTTGGCTTGAAGTGGGACACGCTCCGAAGTGGGGCAACGGCCAAACGAAAAGGGGCACCCGGATGGATGCCCCTTCGATGCTTGCCACGGCTATCCCGACTTCAGTTGCCGCTCTGCGCCCTGCGGTAGCGCCATTCGCGGGTCGCGCCCGCGCCGCTGCGGTATCGCTCCCAATCCCGCGACTTCAGCCAGGCCCCCACACGCATCTGGTCGCCCTTCGTCCATTTCGCAGGCTCGATGCCGAGCGCACCTTCGAGGATCTCGCCCACAGACACATCGCAGATCGGCTCAGGACGTTCGAACTCTTCAACCTGCCAATCCTCATAGCCCGCGTGACCTCGATTGACGCTGCGGGTGTCGTGGGTCAGCCATCGGTCGATACGGGCGTCCCAGGCATCCGCCTGGTAGCGTGCCTCCTGCGCGGCGGCGGCTTCGTCAAGGATCGCCGGATCGTCGATCCACCAGATCGCGCCTTCGCGGAAGCGATGGACGGCTTCGGCCCAGAGCTGGTCCCGGTCGCGAGCTAGCGCCGGGATGTCGATGGTCCCGCAGCGCAGCGGCCAGAAGCGGCGGTTGCCGGTCTCGTCGCGCAGATAGGTGTCGGGGTTCACGGTGCCCGCGAAGACGCATTGGCGCGGCACCTCGACGGTGTACCGGCCGTAGGGAGGACGGAAGCGGTCTGTGGTGCGGGTGAGGAATGCCTTGATGCGCGAGACCTCGGCCCGGCCGATGGCGTCGAGTTCGGCGATCTCCACGATCCAGACGCCCTGCATGTGGATGGCGGCATCCTTTGACCCAAGCTCGGGCAGTTCGTCGGTGAACCATGCTTCGCCCGCCAGCACCTTGATGGCTGTCGATTTGCGCGCGCCTTGCGGGCCTTCGAGGATCAGCATGTGATCGGCCTTCACACCGGGGCGGAAGATGCGTGCCACGGCCGAGATGAGCCAGAGCGCGCCGACGGTATGGTGGAACGCGGTCGGGGCAGCGCCGAGATAGGTGCTGGTCCAGGTCTCGATCCGGGGCGTGCCGTCCCAGCGGAGGTGTTCCAGCCAGTCGCGGACGGGATGGATGCGGTGTTCGCGGGCGACTGCGCCGACGGCACGACCGACCACAAGCGGCGCGACATTGACCCCGCGCAGTTGCAACCATTCCGCGGTCCGGACATCGTCCGCATCCTCCCACGGACGTGGAAACGGGCCGGTAGCGGCATCCCACGGCAGCGGTTGGCACACGACGATCTCCTGGGAGAAGTCGTCGAAGGCCAGCACGCCCGCGAAGGCGATGTCGGACGTCAGTGCGATGATGACATTGGCCTCGTTGCGCTCGGGCGTTCCGACCAGATCCTGTCGCAGGCGGTTGAACCAGGCAGGTTTGGCGATCCGCGCATGGGGATCGCCGGAGACGTTCACGCGCTTCACCAGTTCGATCAGCTGCTTGTCGAGGATCGACATGGCGATGCCAGTGGTGGTCTTGATGCGGGCGAGGATCTGGCGCGCGGGCAACGGGTCCAGTCGCGCGAGGGCAATGCGGCCGAGAAGTTCGCCAAGGGCCGAGATATCGGGCGGGTTGGTCAGCGCATCGGCGGCCGCCACCAGGTCGGCGATGATGTCGCCCGCAGACGGCAAGCGCTCCGTCTCGGCAGGCAGTTCTTTGGTCAGAAACTCCTGACTCAGGCCATAGTCGTCGGCGCGCGCCCCGCGCAGAAGGTCGTCGTTGAAATCGTCGCTATGCAGCGGGACCACGATCTCGTTCGGAATGTCAGCCCGGTTCAGCCGGTCCGAGAGCGTGGCGGCCGCCTGGCGTCCGGCATCGCCAGCATCGGCGTAGATCGTGACCCGCGTCGTGCCCTCGGGCCAGCGAAAGCGCGCGAGGCCATCCGCAGACAGCGCTGCCCAGACGGCGGTGCCGAACAGGGCATGCGCTGCCAGGGCGGTCTCGATGCCTTCGGCAATGCCGAGATGGCCGCCCGCAGGCTTTGCGAACAGGCGCACGGCTGCTTCGGCCACCGAACCCAGCATCTTCTTGCCAGCCGGGCCCTTGGCGCTGCCATCGTCGAGCAGGAATGTCCGATGGATGCCGGGGGCGCGTTCCCCGTTCACAACACGCGGCAGCGCGATCAGCCCTGGCCACCCGCGCCGTGTGTCGAAGTCCGGCAGATCGGGGTGGAACAGCAGGTCAGGGCATCCCGGATCGCCGAGGCCCCGTGCGCGCAGGTAGGCCTCGCCAACGGTTCCGGCGAGCGGCTGAGCTCCATCGACCAGACGCGCAACCTCGGTTGAATGGTCGGGCTTCGGGCGCGGCGCCGATCTGGGTGCGGGGCGATCCATCCCCGCAATCCGGGCGGCTTCGTCGAAAAGCGCGCCATCGCTCAGCCCCGTCGCCTGCGCGATCAGATCGATGGGCCCGGCGCTTTCGCCGGTCGCATAGTCGAAACCCCAACCGGCATACGGCCCATCGAGGTGGATGGTGCACGACCCTTCCTTGCGCGGCGGGCGGCCGGACAGGTCGGCACAGCGCAAGGAGCGACGGTCGCGCGCAAGCCTCGCCTCTGGAAAGATGCCGGGGAGCCAGTCGCCTGCGGTCGCGGCAAGCCGATCCTTCACGGCGGCCAGATCGTGGCGCGCCTTCGGCATGGCGATGTCGTTGAGATCGATCATCGCGCCCCCTCACGCCAGGAGGACCAGCCCGCGCTCGGCGCGGGTGATGGCAGTGTAGAGCCAGCGGCGGCGGTCGATTTCGCTGCGACCAAGGCCATCGTCCCAGACGATCACGTTCTCCCACTGCGAGCCTTGCGCCTTGTGGGCGGTGATTGCCCATCCGAAGGTCGCTTCGGTCAGCTTGCGCTTTTCCCGCCAGTCGCGATCATGACGCTTGGCATCGTAGGCGACGTGATCCTCGAAATGCCCCTTGTAGATGCGCAGCCGGCCCGGACGGCCGTCGCTGTCGAACGGCGTGACACGTCGTCCGTCCTCGTCATGCACAACGGCCGAGAAGTAGAGGCTGCCCTCGTCGACGATATCCTCGAGGGTCAGGAACATGCCGTTGATCAGACCGAGCGAATTGTCGTTCTTCAGGCAGATGATCTTTTCCGCCCCGCCAGTGGGCAGATATGTCCCGCCCAGCCCGGCCGCCGCGCGCATCGCGTTGTTCAGCTGGAAGCGCGTCGCGTTCAGGCCGCAGATCAGTTGCCCGCCGCGCAGCGCCTGATCCGGCGTGATGTCGCCCTTGCGCAGCTTGGCGACATGGGCGTCGTAGACCCCGAACCCGATGGGTTCCCCCATCCGCGCCATCGTGGCGAGACGGATGATGGCGCTTTCGGCCGCCTGGCGGTGAATCTCGGTCAGCATCACGTCGGGCGCGTCCCGGGTGAAAGCCCCTTCGCCCTTGATGGGCGGCAACTGTCCGGGATCGCCCAGCACAAGGATCGGCTTACGGAGGCTCATCAGGTCGCGGGCCATCTCCTCGCCCACCATCGACACCTCGTCCAGCACGATCAGCCGCGCATCCGCGGCATCGCTTTGCGGGTTCAGGGCGAAACGGGGATGCTTCATCGAGGACAGCGCCTGGCGCATCGCCTCGATCCCCGCCTCGGCCGCGGTCCTGTCGAAACCGGTCAGCTTGCGCGCTGCGGTCTCGGCCTCCTGCACCTTTGCGGCAGCGGCGGCGATTTCCTCCTCGGTCGCCTCGATCACCGAATAGATCAGGCTGTGGATGGTGCGGGCGGGCGTGCCCTTGCGGCTCAGGACCAGCGCAGCCTTGCCGGTGAAGGTCGCGGTCACGACGCCCGGCACGCAACGGCCGTCCTTCGCGCTGCGATGGGGTGACAGTCCAAGGTCGTCGAGGGCGAATTTCAGGACCGTGCTCTTGCCCGACCCGGCGTAGCCGAAGAGCCGGAACACTTGTTGCTCCTCGGTTCGGTTCTCGAACCAGTCGCGGACTTCGGCGATGGCGGCGGCCTGCGCGGCTGAAGGGACGAAGTCAGACACCGCCGCCCCTCCAGCACCGCTCCGCCCATGCGCAGGGCGCGTGCCACTTGCCACCGGCCATGCCGCCCCGACAGACGACCGCCGTGGGCTCGGTGGCCATCCGGGGCAACCATTCACCCGCCGCCGAGGCCTGGACGACCGTAACGGCGCGATCCGACATCACCTGTGCAAGGCGGGCATCGAACGGCACCAGTTCCGCATACAACTCCATCGTGTCGCGATTCAGCGCGGTAAAGAGCGCCGGGTTGGGCAGGTCCATGTAGGCCTGATAAAGGGCGATCTGGGCGGCGTAGACGGGGCGCGCGATGCTCACACCGCGCTTGACCACATCCTTCCAGCTCGACGCCCCGAGCGCCTTGTTCTCCCAGAGGGCGGGATAGTCCATCGCGACGGGGCCGGAGACGAAGCAGCCGTCGATATGCCCCTTGAACCGGCCCGCCATGGCCGCGAAGCCGAACTGGCGGCCATCGGGGCGCTCGGTTCGCAGGTCGAATCCGGCGATCCGGAACCAACCAGCGACGATGTCCTCGGCCCGGTGGCCAGCCTCGAAGATCCGCAGGATGCGCGGTTCGAACTCCTGGCCTTCGTCCTTGGGGACGGCGAGGTAGTCATACTGGATCTGGCGCAGACAGTTGCGCCCGAGCCCCGAGGAACTGACATAGGTGCGGGGGCGCTCGGCGAGATTGCGCGCCGTCAGGGCCGCATCGATGGCGGATGAGACGGCGGCGGAGATCGGCGGTCGCGGCGCGTCCTGGCCATAGATGCAGCCGGAGCCATGGTTCAGGTCGATCATTGGTCGCGCTCCCAGAACCCGCCAGCCTGCGCGATGCAGGTCAGCTTGTGATGCTGGGCCTCGGTCAGCCGGGCGCGCGTGCCGAATGTCTCCAGCTTCTGGCGCAGGCTCTCGCAGAACTCGACCTCGAAGTCGGTGATGGCGTTCGTTGTCGCGGCGGCGAGAAGGTCGGCCCATGTGGCGGTCTCATTGTTCAGATCGATCATGGCGGCCCCCTCAGAACGGAATCGGATCGTCATGGGCGGTGCCGGTGCGCTCCTTGCGCGCGCCCTGCGCCAGCATGCTGTCGACGTAGCCGGTGACGGCCGCCTCGATCAGCCGGTCGATATCGGCGGCGGTGCGATGGAAGAAGGGCTCCATGAGCCCGAGGTCGGTCAGCGCTTCGGCAAAGAGCGCCCGCGCGTCGCGGATCGCCTGTGCCTCGCGGGCGGTCTTGTCGATCATGCCATTGTTCCTTTGGGCGATTGCACTGCCCACGTCCTGACAGCGGAGCGAGCAGAAGCGGTGATAGGGGTGAGGAGCGGTGGCCGAAGGCCAGTGATCGGTCCGGGGGACCGATCGCAGCGACGAACGGTTGTGCTGGAGCCGGTGGACGTAGCCGAAGCCGCGGGCTTCCCGCGCGCAGACGGCGCAAAGCGCTACCCCAGCAAGAAATTCGCGATCGGGTCTTCGGGCGGCCATCCCGCCCGCTGAAGCTTCTCGGTATGCATCACGATCCAGCGCGAGATCGCATTGCTGGCCATGGCCTCGAGGTCGCCGAGGGTAAGGCTTGCGATGGGGTGGTGCAGTCTTCCTCGGGCCTCGAGCCATGTTCCGATCTCCAGCGCGGCGGCGCGCGTCACATGCGCCTGCCATTCGTCGGGGGTCATGGGCCGGTCGCCCGGCCCAACCCCATCGGGCGCAGTGCTGCGTGATCGCACGGAACCACCCGACCGCCGCTTCTGCCGCGCCTCAGCCATTGAGCCAGGCGGGCATCGCGGGGGCGCCCGGCGCGGCGGATGCCGATGCCTGCGTCGCGGCAGCCGCTGTGGGTACGGTCTGCGCGCCCCAGGCCGGAGCGGTCGACGAAGCGGGCTGCGTTGCCGCGCCCCAGGCCGGTGCCGGGGCCTGCCAGCCCGGCGCCGCGACGCTCGCGGCCTTGCGCGGCGGGGCGTTGACCGGATCGGGCGGGACGGTTTCGCCACGCATGATGGCGGCATGGTGCGGCTCGTCGGGCAGAACGACGTTGGCGATGCGGTTCTGGTCGCGGTACTGCGGGTTGGAGGCGGGCTCCACCATGATGCGGGCGGCGAAGACGATGCCCTCGAGATGCCGCAGGCCGGGCAGAACCCGCTTGGCCTTGGCGGCGGGGCTTTCGTCCCTGGGATCAAGGCCAAGGGCGCTGTCCACGATGGCGCGAAAGGTGGATTTCGAGATCTTCCAGCCGATGGACTGGCCTTTCTCGTCCAGCTTGCCGCCCGCCACGGTGAAGCTCTGCCAGAACTTGCGGCGGGCATGGGGGCCCTCGACCACGGTGAATTCGCAGTCGAGCATACGGGCATCGCTGGACTGCGAAGCCTTCAGAAGCCCCGCATCCGCCGGGGTCGCACCGTTCACGCCACCGGGGCGAATGGTCAGCCGCACCTTGGCGAAGGTGCCGTCCGGGATCAGTTCCCCGATGGGGGCCATCTGCGGCTGGGCGTCGTTCAGATCGTAGCTCATGGTCATGTCCTTTCAGGGATCAGGAGGCGAAAGCGGATTGGTGGGGAGCGCGGCCGTCGATGCGGGCGAGCAGCGCGCCAAGGTCGGGCGGTTCGGTCAGGTCGAGGCGGCCGGACCGGTCCTTGGCGGGAAGGCCCCAGGGGTTGCCCGACTTGCAGACAAGGCGGCGTTCGGTGGCGGTCTCGTCCAGCACCCAGCCACCCTCGGTATCGCGTGCGAAGAGGTGCATCGACACGACCTGGTCCACGATGCCGGGCAACTCACGCCCGGCCTTGCTGCCTTCCATCTGCGGTTGCCAGGTGACAGTGCCGAAGTCGTCGGTCACCTTTTCCAGCACGCCGACAAGGATCACGGTCTTGCCGCGCGCATGCTGAAGGTGCTTCAGCGCCTGGATCACCTCGCGCCCCAGAAGCCCATAGGCGCCCCGGACATCCGGCTTGCCGGTCCGGTCCGAGAAGGCCTCGGGCTGCTGGCGGGCATAGGCCATCGCCTGCCGCGTCAGATCTGTGATCGAGTCGACGAAGACGATGCGGCGCGCGGCGAGGAAGGCTTCGATGCCGCTGTCGCGGTGCTGGGCCTGCAGCCACGCGTGCCGTTCGGTCCCGTACCAGGACTGCGGATGCTGCGCCGGATCCGGCCCGCCGATCAGCACCGCAAGGTCGCGGAAATCGGTGAAGCTGCGCACCGGGATCGATGCGCCGCGCCAGTCCTGCACCGATTTCATCCCGGCCTCGAGGTCGAGGCAGACGGTTTCCTCGGCCGGCAGGGACTTCAGGAGCGTGGTCTTGCCCACGCCCGGTGGGCCGAAGATGGCGAGAGAGGTCTTGTTCTCGGCGGCCGAGAGACGTTCGTCGGCGGTGATGATGCGGAAAGTCATGGGGTTCTCCGAAAGATTGAAAGGGGCGCGGCGGCGGGGGTGACCGGGTGCCGAAGGGGAACCTGCCCGGCGTTGCCGCTCGGGCGTCCCGCCGCCGCGCGTCACCGGTCTCGGGTCTCGAGCCGGAACACGGGTTTGCCGGTGGTCTCGGACCGGGCGGCGGCGAAGCCTTCGCGCATGGCGTCGGGCCAAGCCCCAAAACGGCGTTCCGGCACGCGGTAGGCGATCTCGAGATACTGGGTCGGATCGTCGCCCGCCTCGCGGATCCGGGTCGCCATCGCGGCCAGCCGGTCCTGATCCCACGTGACCTTCTTCGGCAGATCGGCAATCACGACCACGCCCGCATCCTCGATCCGGACGGTGCCGGAGGTCTTGCCTTGGGCGGAACGCTCGGCCTCGGTCGCCGCGCCATAGCGCTGCGCCAGTGCCGCCTCGAAACGGTCCTTCAGGCGCTTGACCCGGGCGGTCTCGGCCGCTGCCTCGTCCTGAAGCGCGAGAAGCAGCGCAGCGGGCATGTCGGCGATCTCGCCTATGGACAGCCGGTCGAGGTCATCGAGCGTCGGCATGTTGCCGGCGCGCCCCCCGCTCGGCGCATCGGTGCTTGGGAACGGCATGGCCATCAGCGCCCCTCCCGCTTCAAGGCCGCGTCAACGGCGCGGTCCGTGCCGAGAGCCCCGGCCTCGCGGGCCAGGCGGTGGAGCCGTTCGAGTGCCGAGGAGCGGCGGATCGCGGCCGACACGTCGGCATTCGCCGCCACGACGGCGAAGGCGATGTCGTCGATAGTCGCCATCTCGATCAGCAGCGGCTCGGTCTCGTTCCCCTCGCGCCACGGCGCGGGGATCGCATCCGGCAAGTCGTCCAGGCTGTGGAAGGCACGGCGGAGCCGCGTCATCAAGTTCGGCAGCCGGGAGGGCTGCGGCTCCGTTGTCGCGGTCTCGGCCGATTTTCCGGCGATGGCGAAGTAAAGGGACGGCGGGAGCCAATCCCCGATCCAGGCAAGCACGGCGCGCATCAGGCGGCCTCCTCTGTCGCGATAAGTTGGGAAAGCGGGATCGGCGCATGGCGCGGTTTGGTCCGCGCGATGGCCAGATAGGCAAAGCGGTCTGGGCCGACCCGGACCTGCACCAGATGCACCAGCGCCGCCTCGAAGGCGCGGTGGGCGGCACTGGCCAGCGCCCCCAGCCTGCGGCGTTCCGGCTCCGGCAAGGTGGAAATCACCGCCGTGGCATCGATGCCGAGGAACCCGCGATGATACTCGAGGCGGTCGCCCGGCATGGCCTGACCGATCCAGGCGCAGAACTCGATGTCGGTGAGCGGCCGGGGCTTGGCCGGGGTGAAGGCGTTGGGGTGCATGACGAACATCTCCATGTCGGTCCTCTACTCACGCTGCCTTGGAACCGTCCCACCCCGCCCCGAACCCGCGCATCGCGAGGTCGAGCCGAAGGCGGGCGATGTGGCGGTAGAGGGCGGAACGGGAGATGCCGGTGCGGCTTACGATCTCGGGACCGGCACAGGTGCCAAGTGCCGCGCAGAGGCCACGCATGTCGTCAGGCAGACCGCCCAGCGCCCGGGCGAGATCGTGGTGGGTCTCGGCATCATCCACGGCGGAGCGGTCCTGACCCTGCCAGGCGGCCAGACCGTCGGCCTCTGCCAGCACGCAACCCAGCCGCTCGGTGCCGCCCGAGATGGGAGCATCCAGCGAAATCACGGTGCCACCCTGTGCGCGGAGCTGGCGGTGATGACGGTTGGCGATGCGCGAGGACTGGTTGCGCAGGATGATGTTGGCGAAAGCGCCGATGGTGCCACGCGCGGGATCATGGGCGGGCAAACGGCGCAAGAGATCGACCAGAAGGTCCTGGCCCAGATCCTCACGGTCGCAGTGGGGCAGGTTCAGCTTGCGCCGCAACCGGCGCGCCGCAGCGTCTGCCTCGTGGATGATGGTTTCAATGTCGTCGGGGGAGAGTTCGATCCGCATCGCTGCATGCCTCGGTCATCGTTTCTGATGAGCCCAAGGTGCCGGATGCGGTCGGCGCGCAGGTGGGAACGCGGTGGGAATTTGGTGGGGGTTTGGTGGGCGGCGGTCAGCCGTCGATCTGGATGCCCGATGCAGGAACGCCGAGCCGGTAGCCCCGACCGCGCGCTGTCGCGATCAGGGTCTCCGCTTCGGCCTTCGTAAAGCCTGCCGCCACAAGGGCGGCACGAAGCTCCCGGATCAGATCCTTTGCCTCACGCCCCGTTGTGCCCTCGACTTCGGGACCCGAAGCGACCTGGTCGCGCGTTTTCGCCTTCGCCAGCAGCCGCTGGAACACCGGGAACAGCTGATGCGACAGGACGACCGACCGGCCCAGCCATTCCACTTCGGCCGATGCGCTCCGAACCCGAAGCGAACCCGGACCGGGAGGCGGCTTCAAGGTTGCAGGATCGATGGCTACGCCGAGGCCGCCTGCGACGGGCACCATGACGGACACGGTTTCGACCATATGGAATCCGGCATCGCGCAGTCGCTTCGCCGCGGCGGGAGGGATCGCAGGCACGAGGATGGTGACATCTTGGCCCTGTGCTGCCTGACGCATCGTCGCGACGATTGCCTCGCTGGAAAGAGCCGCAGCTTCGAATGCGAGGAAGATGACCCGGCCAGAGGGCAAGGCCCCAAGGAGCCACAGCCCCTCGACCAGCTGCGAAGGGGCATCCTTGAACCCCGCCGCCGCGCCGATCACTGACGCCAGACCGGCGGCTTCAACGCGATAGACGAGCAGATCATCCTCGGTCAGGTTGACATCCTGGGCCTGGTCCAGGGGGCATTCGGCCCTGAACTGTTCACCACCCACGGACCGGATGGGCCGCGAAGCAAGCCCGCAGTCGCATCGATCGCAGACATCCCACTCCGTCAGTCGTGCATCCTCGACGAGGACACGCCGCGACAGCAGTCGTTCGAAGAGAGGCCCCTGAAAGGGCCTTGCCACCGCACCCGTCAGGATCGCGTCGTCGCCAGCTTCACTCAGCCGCGTCAACAACCTCAAAATCGTCTCGGTCATTCATCAGCCCGTTGCGCCGGATCAGGGTCAGCACGCGCGCCTCATGCTGCGTGCGCCGGAACTGCAGGACGCCGGGCGGGCGCAGCTTCACCGTCACCTGTGGTTGCCGCTTGCCTTCGCCCTTGAAGAGCACCCGGAACACCAGTTCCCCAAGCCGCCAGGAGCCGCCGAACGCCACCGGCGTCCCGCCGAAGTGACGCAGCGCCTCGCCGCTGAGGTCTCGCGACCGCAAGCTGCGCGCAACACGCGCATAGCCATTCTTGCCGGGCACCATCAGGTCGGCGGCAGCATCGATGATCTGCACCTTGTCGATCCCCGGATCGTGGCGATGATCGAAGGCGAAGCCCGGTCCGGCCAGTTCCACCGGGCGCAAGGTGTAGAGATCCTGTGCATCCTCGCCGTCGAAGAAGCCCGGACGCTCGAGGATGATCGATGCGAACAGCTTCGCGATCTCGGGTTGGTGCGCCTTCCTGATCCGCGCCAGCCTCAGCATACCGGTGTTCTCAGAATAGCGCAGCACAGCGTGGGAGATCTGTCGAACGCTGATCACCCGTTCCTGCTGCCCTTCGACAACCGGCATCGTCGACACCGTCGATCCGTGGCTGACCACGAGGTTGATCTCGTCGGCATCGGCGTAATCCCCGACCCGGCAATAGTCGCCGAGGAACGCCTGCTTGAAAAGATCGGCGACAGCGAGCCGGAACGCCTCGACCTTCTCTCCCGTCAGGTCGATGGTGACGCCCCGTTCCCGACCTGCGAACTCATGAAGGCGATCCGGGGCCAACAAGGCCAAGTGATCGGCGGCAGCTTCGAATAGGTCAGGGTGTTCGAGGAAGACCCGCAAGGCGATATGCTTGGGGTCGTGCGCCTTGTTCGGCGCTTCCTGATCGCCAGTCTTCATTTCGGGAAAGAGATCGATCCCGTCTCGGTCCGCCTGGACCTGGATGATTTCCAAACCTCGTGCGTCGCCGAGTTCCGCGATCCGATGCAGATCGCCGCGCAAACCCTCGGGGTAATTCTCTTCGGCGCCAGCAAGGAATTCCTGCAGCGCCTTGCGGACCTCCGCCTCTTCGCCCTCCAGCTGATCCAGAGAGAAACCCTTGAACTTGCCGTCATGCCGGGCAAGCAGAGACTTCATCAAGGGCAAGTCGACGGTCTTGATGAACCTCGGGTTCACGAACTTCTTGAGGTTGCCCGCCATACTGATTCCCCTTTCCCATTAACTGACAGTTCATCATATGTTCTCTTGCGTTGTCGCGCAACTTGAGCGGGAGCACGTGGGACGGTTTTCGGGTCCGATGAGTAGAGGCCGAGGGAGACGAACGCCCCGAGGCCCGCATGAAACGCCCCAATCCCCTGCCACCCGACGAGATGACCGCTGCCGAGCGCCGAGCCGAGTTGTGCGCGTTGCTGGCGCTCGGGCTGGTCCGCCTGACGCAGCGCGAGCGGGGTGAACCTTCTGACGAAACTGGAGAAATTCGCCTACACTATCTGGCCGACCGATGCCGTCATGCAACCCCGAACCCAACGGAGACCACATGACGACGCACGACCTCATCCCCGCGCGCCTGGCCGCGCTGAAGACCACCCCGACACCAGACCTGAAGGCGCAGTGGCGCGAGTTGTTCGACAGCGAACCGCCGCCCTTCAACCGGCGCTACCTCGAATCCCGCCTGGCCTATCGCATCCAGGAACTCGCCTATGGCGGGTTGAAGCCCGAGACCGTCCGGCGCCTGGAACGGCTTGGCGAGGAACTGGACGGCGGCGACAAGAAGAAGCGCAGCATCCGCGCCGACCGCGACCGTCCCATCACCGGCACCCGGCTACTGCGCGAATGGCGGGGCGTCGAGTGCGTAGTGACCGTCACCGCCGACGGCTTCGAGTGGCAGGGGCGGCCATACAAGTCGCTGTCTGCCATCGCGCGCGCCATCACCGGCACCCGCTGGAACGGCTGGGTGTTCTTCGGCCTCAAGAACCACAGGGGGCGGACATGACGAAGCCCGTCGTCCGCAAGCTCCGCTGCGCGGTCTACACCCGGAAATCCTCCGAGGAAGGGCTGGAGCAGGAGTTCAACAGCCTCCACGCCCAACGCGAGGCCTGCGAGGCTTACATCGCCAGCCAACGGTCCGAGGGCTGGGTGCTGGTCCGGGATCAGTATGACGACGGCGGCATATCGGGCGGCACACTGGAACGCCCCGGCCTGAAGCGGTTGATGGCCGACATCGAGGACGGGCTGGTCGACGTGGTGGTGGTCTACAAGATCGATCGCCTCAGCCGCTCGCTGGCCGACTTCGCCAAGCTGGTTGAGGTGTTCGACCGCAATGGCGTCACCTTCGTCTCGGTCACGCAGTCGTTCAACACCACCACCTCCATGGGGCGGTTGACGCTGAACATCCTGCTGTCCTTCGCCCAGTTCGAGCGCGAGGTGACGGCTGAGCGCATCCGCGACAAGGTCGCCGCCAGTCGCAAGAAGGGGATGTGGATGGGCGGTGTGCCGCCCTTCGGCTACCGGGTAGAAAACCGCAAGCTGCTGGTGGACGAGACCGCCGCCGCGCATGTGCGCTGGATCTTTGACCGCTTCATCGAAATCGGGTCCTGCACGGTGCTGGCCCGCGAGGTCAGCGCGCGGGGCCTCGGCACGCCGCGCGGCAACCGGATCGACAAGAAGTACCTCTACCGGATGCTGTCAAACCACGCCTACCTCGGCGAGGCGGTGCACAAGGGCGCGAGCTACCCGGGCGAGCATGACGCCATCATCGACCGCGAGACATGGGACCGCGTCCACGCCATCCTGCAGGAGAGCCCCCGCAAGCGCGCCGCACGCACACGCGCCGATACGCCCGCGCTGCTGAAGGGGCTGCTATTCGGCCCAGATGGCGCGGCGTTTTCGCCAACGCATACACGCAAGGGCGGTCGGCTCTACCGCTACTATGTCAGCCAGACCGTGCTGAAGCATGGCGCGGGGTCATGCCCTATCGGCCGCGTGCCAGCGGGCGAGATCGAGGCTGCGGTCGTTGACCAACTCCGTGCCGTGTTCCGGCAGCCAGAGATTGTTGCGGGCACGTGGAAGGCGGCGCGCGCCCGGGCCGACGACATCACCGAGGCCGACACTCGCGTGGCCCTGCAGCAGCTCGACCCGCTGTGGGACGAACTCTTCCCCGCCGAGCAGGCGCGCATCGTCACGCTGCTGGTCGAGCGCGTCGATATCGGCGCGAACGGGCTCAACTTCCGGCTCCGGATGGACGGCCTCGGAGGGCTCGCGCGCGAGATGCTGGCTGGCAGCATCGGAGCAGCGGCATGAACCGCAGGGCGCCGATCCCCGAGACGGTCACGCTTCACGTCCCGTTCCGCGTCGTGAAGCGCGGCGGGCGCAAGGAAATGCAGTTGCCAGAAGGCGGGACGCGCCCGGCGAGGACCGACAGCACGCTGGTCAAGGCGCTGGCGCGTGCATTCCGCTGGAAGCGGATGCTGGAATCGGGCGAGTTCGCCACCATCGCCGAACTGGCCGAAAGGGAGGGCATCGCGCCCTCCTACATGACCCGGGTCCTGCGTCTGACGCTGCTTTCGCCCGACATCGTCGACGCGATATTGGATGGGAAGCAGGGATCCGACATGACGTTGGCGCAGGTGGTAGAACCGTTTGCGGATGAATGGGCGGCGCAACGGCAAACCCTCGTCTAATCGCTATGCGACCGACCCTTACCGGTCATTCACTCTGCATTGCCTCCGCTGCGGTGGGGTCCGCTGCTCCGGACTTTCGCTGCAGGTGCAAAGTCGAACCGATGACGAACTGGTAGTCTGCGGGGCAGTACTGGCGTTGCCTCAAGGTCAGGACAATTAACCACAATCTTCGGGCATCAAAAAGGAAACGCGCCCCGCAGGACGCGCTTCAATGTGGTGCTACTTCGAGCTTGTTAACGGCTCGACCGCGAATTCTGAACAATATGAGTGTTGCACGTCCTTGCTGCACTTTCAAGTTGCAATTTCTCCCAGCATTCCAGAGACTTTCGCAAGTTGTATTGGGGAAGAAGATGCGCCTAGGTCTCGACATCGGAACGAATTCCATCGGCTGGTGGCTCTATGAAACCAACGGAACTGAAACGAATGCCCGGATCATAAGTGTCATCGACGGTGGTGTCCGCATCTTCTCGGACGGTCGCGACCCGAAATCAGGGGCTTCTCTTGCTGTCGACCGGCGGGCCTCCCGCGCCATGCGCCGCCGCCGGGACCGCTATCTGCGCCGCCGTACGACGCTGATGAAGGTACTCGCCAAGGTCGGCCTGATGCCAACCGACCCGGAAGAGGCCAAGGCATTGGATCTGCTTGATCCCTATGAATTGCGGGCAACGGGTTTGGATAAGGCTTTGCCGCTGACACAACTGGGACGGGCATTCTTTCACCTCAACCAGCGGCGCGGCTTCAAGTCGAATCGTAAGACAGATCGCGGCGACAATGAAAGCGGCAAGATCAAGGACGCCACCGCGCGGCTGGATCAGGCGATCATGGCCAGCGGTGCTCGCACCTATGGCGAGTTCCTTCATATGCGTCGCCAGCGGGCCAGCGATCCGCGCCATGTGCCGACCGTGCGCACCCGCCTGTCCGTCGCCAATCGGGACGGGCCGGATGGCAAGGAAGAAGCCGGGTACGACTTCTACCCGGACCGAAAACATCTGGAGGAGGAGTTTCACAAGCTCTGGGCGACACAGGCGGGTTATCATTCTGAATTGACTTACGAATTGCGCGATTTGGTCTTTGAAAAGATTTTCTATCAGCGCCCACTCAAGGAACCGGAAGTCGGTCTGTGCCTTTTCTCCGGCTACGATAACATTCCCTCTGACGAGCGGCGCCTCCCCAGGGCCCACCCGCTGACCCAGCGCCGCGTGCTTTATGAAACCGTGAACCAGTTGCGCGTCACAGCGGACGGGCGCGAAACCCGACCGCTGACGCGCGAGGAACGTGATCAGATCATTCACGCGCTTGACAACAAGAAACCAACAGCATCGCTGACATCAATGGTCATGAAATTGCCCGCGCTGGCGAAGGTGCTGAAACTGCCCGACGGCGAACGCTTCACGCTGGAAACCGGGGTGCGCGATTCAATCGCCTGCGATCCGGTCCGGGCCAGCCTGTCGCATCCCGATCGTTTCGGCCCGCGCTGGTCCACGCTGGACGACGAGGCGCAATGGGACGTGGTTTCCCGCATCGGCAAGGTGCAGAGCGATGCGGAATATGCGGCGCTGGTAAAGTGGCTGATGGATAACCATGCGCTCGACCGTGACCATGCCGAGGCCGCCGCGCGTGCGCCGCTGCCCGAAGGATACGGGCGGTTGGGGCTGACCTCGACCATCCGCATTCTGGAGAAGCTGGAGGCGGCTGTCGCCACCTATGCAGACGCCGTCGCCGCTTGCGGCTGGCACCATTCGGATCAGCGCACAGGTGAATGCCTCGACCGTCTGCCTTATTACGGCGAAGTTCTGGAACGGCATGTCATACCCGGCAGCTACAACCCGCAGGATGACGACGTAACCCGCTATGGCCGGATTACCAATCCGACCGTCCATATCGGGCTTAATCAGCTTCGGCGGCTAGTGAATAAAATCGTCGAGAGCCATGGCAAACCTGACCAGATTGTCGTGGAACTGGCGCGGGAGCTGAAGCAATCCGAACAGCAAAAAAAGGACGCCATGCGGAGTATCCGTGAGGCAACAGATGCGGCCGTAAAGCGGAGCGAAAAACTCGAAGATCTTGGCATTGAGGATAGCGGACGCAATCGGATGCTCCTTCGACTCTGGGAGAATCTTAATCCCGACGACATCATGCGGCGCTTTTGTCCCTATACTGGAGAGCGTATTTCGGCCGCTATGATCTTCGATGGCTCCTGCGATGTGGATCACATCCTGCCTTATTCGCGAACGCTCGATGACAGTTTCGCCAACCGCACGCTGTGCCTCAAGGAGGCCAACCGCGAAAAGCGGAACCAGACCCCGTGGGAGGCCTGGGGCGACACCCCAAAATGGCACGCCATCGAGGCCAATCTGAAGAACCTGCCCGACAACAAACGTTGGCGTTTCGGCCCGGACGCGATGGAGCGGTTCGAAGGGGAAAACGATTTCCTCGACCGAGCACTGGTCGATACCCAGTATCTCGCCCGGATTTCCCGCACCTACCTGGACACGCTCTTTACCGAAGGCGGCCATGTTTGGGTTGTCCCCGGACGCCTGACCGAGATGCTGCGACGTCATTGGGGGCTGAACTCGCTATTGAGCGATGCGGAGCGCGGTGCGGTCAAGGCCAAAAATCGCACCGATCACCGCCACCATGCCATTGACGCTGCTGTGGTGGCTGCCACCGACCGCAGCCTGCTGAACCGGATCAGCCGTGCCGCAGGGCACGGGAAAGATGCGGGCCAGTCTGCCGAACTCATCGCCCGCGACACGTCGCCGCCGTGGGAAGGGTTTCGCGACGATATACGCGTGCAACTCGGCAAGATCATCGTCAGTCACCGCGCTGATCATGGTCGAATCGACCGGGAAGGGCGCAAAAAAGGCAAGGACAGCACGGCGGGGAAGTTGCACAACGACACTGCCTATGGCGTGGTCGATGCTACGACCGTAGTCAGCCGCACTCCATTACTCTCGCTGAAGCCCGGCGATATCGCCGTGACCCCAAACGGCAAGAATATCCGCGATCCGCAACTGCAAAAGGCGCTGGAAACCGCAACACGTGGCAAGGAAGGTAAAGCTTTTGAGGCGGCGCTGCGCGATTTCGCAGCCAAACCCGGCCCTTATCAGGGGCTGCGCCGGGTGCGACTGATCGAGACCTTACAGGAAAGCGCCCGTGTCGAAATCGGCACCCGCCCCGATGGCGGCCCGCTCAAGGCCTACAAGGGGGACAGCAACCATTGTTACGAACTCTGGCGTCTGCCGGACGGCAAGGTAAAAGCGCAGGTGGTTACCACGTACGAGGCCCATTCCGGGCCCGAGAAGCGCCCCCATCCGGCGGCTAAACGCCTGCTGCGCGTATTTAAGTGCGACATGGTGGCATTGGAACGGGAGGGTGAGACGATCTTTGGTTACATTCAGAAACTGGATATCGCCCACGGCCTCTATATTGCTCCTCATAATGAAGCAAATTCAGATGCGCGCAATCGTGACAAATCTGATCCGTTCCGGTTTATTCAGATGGGCGCCGGGCCAATGCTGAAGGCCGGTATTCGCCGTGTTTTCGTCGATGAAATCGGTCGTCTTCGGAACGGGCACGTAAGGCCGCGCTGAATCGGATTCGTCCGAATCGGTAAAATATGTCACTCTTCCAAGAGTTTGGAGGCTGACATATGGATCAGATCGTGGATATCTGCACGGATGGGCGACACCTGTCGCGTGAACGGGGCTTTCTGAAAGTTAGCGAAGGGGCCGAGGAAATCGGCCGGATTCCACTCGACCAGATCGCCGCGGTGATCGTCCATGCTCATGGCACCACGTGGTCGACCTCGCTACTGGCCGAACTGGCCGATCGTGGAGCGCCGGTTGTCATCTGCGGGACCAACCACGCGCCACGGTCTGTGCTTATGCCGCTTGAAGGACATTATGCCCAGGGGCGGCGGCTTCGTGCCCAGTGGCAGGCCAAGGTGCCGCTCATGAAACAAGCGTGGAAGCAGGTTGTCATCTGCAAGATCACCATGCAGGCGGCCGCGCTGGAAGCAATGGGAGAGGCCCATGCGCCGGTTGCCATGCTGCGGCGCAAAGTCACAAGCGGCGACAGCACCAACGCAGAGGCCCAGGCCGCCCGCTACTACTGGCCGCGCATGATGGGCGAGGATTTCCGCCGCGACCGCACCGCTCCCGACTGCAACGCGTTGTTGAACTACGGCTATACCGTGCTGCGGGCCGCCGCCGCACGCGCCGTCGTGGCCGCGGGTTTGCACCCGACCATCGGGCTGCACCATTCCAACCGGGGCAATGCTTTCGCATTGGCCGACGATCTGATGGAACCGTTCCGCCCCCTAGTCGATTGCTGCGTGCGTTCTCTCGTGGCCCGCAACGGAGCGGACGTCGATACCGAGGCCAAGCAAACCCTGACCAAGCTTATCGCACTCGATCTGCCCTTGGGCGACGGGCTGACGCCGGTTTCCGTCGCGCTAGGTAGGCTCGCCATCTCTCTTGGGCAGAGTTTCGAAGCCGGTGCCTTAAACCTCGCCCTGCCTGCACCACCGGATGCGCTCATCTTCACGGGGCTGGGGGCATGACCGTCGCCCCTGTTTTTTTGTCTGGATACCGGATCATGTGGATACTCGTGATGTTCGACCTGCCCACCGACACCAAACCGCAGCGCAAGGCTGCGACGGATTTTCGGAATTTCCTTCTGGATGAAGGGTTCGAGCGCAGCCAGTTCTCGGTCTATGCGCGCTTCGTGAATGGCAAGGAGGCGTTTCAATCCCGCGTGACCCGGATCGAGCGACATCTACCCGACAAGGGGGACATTCTGATCCTCAACTTCACCGACCGACAATATCGTGATATCGTGCATTTCTCGGATCAGGGTCGACGGGCGGCCCGAAAGAATCCGGAGCAACTGGCGCTGTTTTGATGATGTTTTTCCAGATTACATCACTCGACCCCTGCCAAAACCCCTTTTTTTCAGGGGCTTGGCGGGGGATCAAGCTTAGCAGTTCAGAATTCGAGGTCCAGCCGCAACCGTCCACAATGGCGATCTGCGCACGGGCGTAGCTTAGCAGTTCAGAATTCGAGGTCCAGCCGCAACGAAACGACCTGCTCGATCTTGTCGCGCTCGTAGCTTAGCAGTTCAGAATTCGAGGTCCAGCCGCAACCCGAACTCCAAGTAATAGGCATAGGCCAATAGCTTAGCAGTTCAGAATTCGAGGTCCAGCCGCAACAGGCCCGCAGCGCAGCGCTCACCGCCTCGAAGCTTAGCAGTTCAGAATTCGAGGTCCAGCCGCAACTCCTAAGCGCAGGGGGATTGCATGATCTACAGCTTAGCAGTTCAGAATTCGAGGTCCAGCCGCAACCGGCCGAGGCCGGGGCCAAGCTGGCCGCATAGCTTAGCAGTTCAGAATTCGAGGTCCAGCCGCAACAGAGCCGCCCGATCACCCTCTTCCTGTTCCAGCTTAGCAGTTCAGAATTCGAGGTCCAGCCGCAACGTGGCGCTTCCCGTCCTGCTGGTCAGCAGGAGCTTAGCAGTTCAGAATTCGAGGTCCAGCCGCAACCGATGGCAGCTTGTATAACCGACTTCGCAAAGCTTAGCAGTTCAGAATTCGAGGTCCAGCCGCAACTCGCGTGATCCAGTTCATCGCGGTAGTGCTAGCTTAGCAGTTCAGAATTCGAGGTCCAGCCGCAACAGGCGCGACAAGTGGAGCTGCGCTTGCCAGAGCTTAGCAGTTCAGAATTCGAGGTCCAGCCGCAA